TTATTTTTGCGGGTTTTCATCCCCCGGAAATAATAAATTTTCTAATTTGTTTATAGCGTTTTCCTTTAAGCTAGGTAACACATGGCTATAAGTATTTAATGTCATACTAACTGTACTATGTCCCATAAGTTCAGAAACTACTTTTGGATTAGTATTAGCAACCAAGAGCATGGTAGCATAAGTATGTCTTAAATCATGAAATCTAATATAAGGTATATTTAATTTTTTACATACATTATATTGTTTCATTACTCTAGTATAATTTTTAGAAACATAATTAGGTTCATAAGGAGATCCGTCTTCTTTACATATTACAAAACTACGTTTATCGTAGTTTTCATTTTTTGATTTATTATACTCTTGAATTTGTTTTAAATCTTCAAGTCCTTTTATTGTGTAATCCAATAAAGGGATTTTTCTTTTTGAAGTAGGAGTTTTTAATTCTAATAACTGGAGTTCTCCATCAACTTTTTGAAGTTGCCTGGTAATATATATTTCTTTATCTTTTAGGTTAACATCTTTCCACCTTAATCCACATAACTCACCTAGCCTCATACCTGTAGTTGATGATAATAAAACTGGCATATAACAGGTTAAATTTTTTATTCTATCTAATAACAAGAATAATTGGTCTTTATTATACACGGTAAGTTCACGTTTGGCTTTTTTTGGTGGATCTATAGTGGTCATTATATCATAATCAATTATTTTCCATCTTAGAGCGTTTTTAAAAGCTTTTGAAAGTATCCAATGGTATTGCCTTATAGTTGTAGTAGAATTACCTAAGTCATTGGTACAATGTAAGTACATAGCATTTATATCACTTGGCTTTATCTTATCTAAATATTTATCACCTAAAGCTGGAATCATTATTTTATCTACAGCAATTTTATATCTTACCCAGGTTGAGTTAGCTAATTGTGGTTTAATAGTATTTAACCAATCTACTATAAATTTGGAAAACTTAATTTTATTATTTTTAAATCCCAATGTGGTTTTATCTTTCAATTCTATTTCTTTTTTTCTACCAGCAGCTCTTGCCTCTTTTTTAGTTGTAAAGCCACTGTCTGTTTCTCTTATACGTTCTTTTGTAGTTGGATCTATAAAATCAATTTCATAAGAATAAGTTTTTATTTTTAATCTTTTAGAATAACGTTCTTTTACACTAACAGCCATCTAAAACATCTCCCTTTCAAAATTTAACCAGTACAAATTAATAAATTTTAGTAGCTTGCTTTACAACTCCTATAATTTGAATTTCATCCTTTTTTATATCATACATTTTTGGCACATATTCAGGATTGTTAGACATTGGAATCAAAGTAATCATATTCTCATTTTTAACTATCTTTTTAACTGTAGCCTCCATACCATCAATTAAAACCACACCTATTTGACCATTTTCAATGCATGGTGTTTTTTCAATTAATAATAAAGATCCTTCTTTAAATTCCTGATTCATGGAATCACCTTTAACTTTTAGATAAAAGTAATCTTTGTCATTATCAATAAATTGTTTTAAAGTAGGTAAATAACCACTTATATTATCTTGCGCTAATATGGGTTTCCCTGCCCTTACTACACCTACGATTGGAATATTAATTACATTTGACATATCTTTATTTATAGTTTCATAAATATCTGAAGATTCTGCTACCTTGTTTGGTGTAGTATTGCTATTTGCATCATAATATGCAGCTTTTTTAAAAGACTCATACCAATCAGCATCACCATTAAACTGTGAGGGTATGTCACCATATAGACCATATTTATTAAGAAAAGCAGGAAATGACATATCAAAAAAATTTGCTATTTTTTTGGCTAAAAATTGACTAATTGGAGCCTCATTATTCTCATATTTAGCAAGTTCATTTTCATTTATACCAACAGCATCACTTAATTCTTTTTGAGTGATGCCCTGATACTCTCTTTCTTCTTTTATGATATAACCTATATTCTCTATTTCATCTGTACCTAAAAGATAATCCACAGTAACATCAAAAAGTTTTGCAAGTTTAACTAAGGTTTCATTACTAGCACCTTGTTTGTTACTTTCTATCATTCCTATAGAAGATTGACTTAATCCAATACTTTTAGCCAATTTTTGTTGGGTTATCTTTTTTAATTTTCTCAAATCTTTTATTTTATCACCTAACATGTAAATTACCTCCTAGTGATAATTTTATCATATTTACTGATAATTTCAATGGCAATTTTAAGAAAGTAAAAGAATTTATAAGTATAAATGATTTAATTCACAATTTTATCAGTATTTATGATAAAATAGAAGTTTAGTATTATCGGTAATAATGATATTATATACCCATAAGGTAATTAAATAAGCAAGGGAAGTGATTAAATGAAGATAACGCCTATAAGACTTAGAAGGTTAAACGCCGGAATTGAAACCGGAGAAGCTATAAATAAATTAGACATAAGCAAAAGTACTTTCTATAAAATTGAGCAAGGCCATTTAAAGCCTTCAAGAGATTTAATTCTAAAAATGAGTAGATTATATGACTGTTCTACTGATGAAATATTTAAGGCTTTAAAGATTTAATACTATATGAGGAGATGAATTTATTGAACAATTTAGTATCAAAACAAAACTTAACTTTAGACAGTAGAGAAGTAGCCAAAATGGTAGGAAAAGATCATAAAAATTTATTGAGAGATATTAATACCTATATTAGTCAGATGAAGCAAGCAAATGAGGACAGCTCAAAATTGAGCACTCCTATAAATCCCACAGATTATTTCATTGAAAGCCTTTATGTAAATTCACAGAATAAAACCCAACCATGTTACTTACTTACAAAGTTAGGATGTGAATTTGTAAGTAACAAATTGACGGGAGTAAAGGGGACAGCGTTTACAGCTATTTACACTAAAAAATTCAATGATATGGAAGCTTCAATTAATACTGGACTTGATACTTCACAACTTAGTCCAAGCCTACAGATGTTTAGCAAAATATTTGAATCTCTTGCTAACGCTGAACTAGGGCAAAAGAAATTACAGCAAGGTATTACAGAAGCTAAAAAGGAAGCATCTGAGGTAAAGAAAGAGGTACAAGGTATAAGAGATACTATTACATTAAGTTCTACTTCATGGAGAAAAGACACAACAGCACTTGTAAATAAGATAGCACTTAATGTTGGAGGATATGATCACATAAAGGCTATTAGAGAAGAAAGCTATAAACTACTTAATGAAAGAATGGGAGTTGATGTTAAAACAAGACTTACAAATAAACGTAGAAGAATGGCAGATGAAGGAATTTGTAAATCCAAAAGAGACAAGCTTACAATTCTTGATGTAATCCAAGATGATAAGAAACTTATTGAGGGTTATGTGGCAATTATTAAAGAAATGGCTATAAAGAGTGGCACATCATAGGAGGCTAGAATCATGAGTGTAATTACTAAAGGCATGATAAAAGATGTTGTTAATGAAAATTTTGAAGATTTAGTTTTAGATATCAGTGAACTTAAAGCTTGTATAGTAACTTCTGGATTAAAAGAAAGAGAAATAAAAGTATTATTAATGTTTAATGAGCAATTGCTAACTTGGATAAAGAAAGTCATAAATGCTCCTGATAAAATTATTGATTCAGAAAACAAGATTAGATTTATTAAAGAAATATTTAATAAGGAGGATGAATAATTGGAAGTGATAACCCTTTTTTCAAGAGAAGAAGCTGCTAAACTTCTAAAAATATCAACTAGAACTCTTGGAAGGTATAAAAAAGCAGGATTAATAAATCCAAAAGTTATTGGAGGTAAAGATTTATATACTTCAGAAGAAATAAATAGATTTATTGAAAGTAGGTGATTAATCATGGTAAAAAGCAAAATATATCCAAGTTATACTAACAACTATTATTACAATGAGGGTGATGATTTTATAAAACTGGTTAGAACTAAAAGTGCTTATGGTGGAACACCTATTTATAGACATAGTATAACCTTTGATACACCTGATGAAGCAGCAAAATACTTTGAGGAAGAGTGTGGAGAATAGAAAGGAGGAGGAAGAGTTGATTAATGTAGAGGACTATATTCCAATGGTACACAAAATTACTCACAAACAATACATGAAGTTCAAATATAGATATAGCTATGATGATATGTTTCAGGCTGGTTGTGTAGGTTTAATGAGAGCTGCTAAAAATTTTAATGAATCTAAGGGCAGAAAATTTTCCACTTATGCTTATAAATACGTGGAAGGGCACATAATTAATCTTGCACGAAATGACAGTTGGTATGTTGCTAATAGGGTAAGAGACAGGACAAAAGAATCATATGCTCCGGTTTCACTTGATCAATTAGTGGGGTATCAAGAAGATACTCCAATGGTGGATTTAATAATGGGTGATGTATCAGAATATAGCAATTTGGATTTAAGGATGGCATTAGGAAAGCTACCTGGAACCTTAAAGAAAATTATAGAAATGAGATACTTTTATGATTTTACGTGGAGAGAAATTTCAAAATCTATAAATATGCCACAAAGTACACTTTACAAATATAAAAAAGAAGCACTTGAAACTCTAAGAAAGGAGATAATGGCATGAAATTTAAAGATGGAGCTAAAAAGGTTACATTGGAAGATTGTATGAGAGTACATGAAGCTATAGGATTATGCTTCATTGTTGAAGATGGAAAAGACTTAACCTTTGAAATTGAAGAATAAAAAAGAACCCTTTGCAGAGGGCCCAAGAAAAATTTATAAATCTACTCACATTCTATAGTAGATTGTGAAATAAGTCAAATGGAGGATTAAAAATTGGAGCAAGTTACAGAAATCCCATTAAAGAAAGTTACTGCAGCCCAAATTATTAGGACACATAATACAGCTTTAAAAGTAAAGATTGATGAAAATATTTATATAGGAACAGAGTATTTCTTTTTAAGAGAGGATCTGGTCACTATAGGATATGCTAATAAATTAAAAAAGCTAATAAATAGAAGGGAGCTAAAAGAAAATACATTTAAAGATTTGGCTGATATAGATACTTATAAATATAGTGAAAATAATAAATATCATTTCTTTGATTCAAAGCACAAAATAATAGTTTTAGAAACTGAGATAGGAGATATAGGTGTTAATTACAATTACTACAGTTATTTTAAAAAACGAAATTTAAATTTTAAGTTTAACAATAATCGTACTGGATTCAATCCAATAGGAATGTTTAAGGGCAATGACTTTGTGGGAGTAATAATGCCTACAAGAATAAAGGTGGGTGAGAAAAATTAAAGTAGCATTAGTTAAGTTCAAAGGCTACCAAGAATTTATGGAATATTCATACTTTACGGATATTGAAGACCTGAAAGAAGGTGATGTGGTAGTAGTACCAACAAACAATTTTTATTCAGTAGGTGTGTTTTCAAGATATTCAAGTAATAAACAGCATATTAAGAACGCATCTAAATGTATTGTTGAAAAGGTAGATATTGAAGCATTTGAAAACAAAATGTTTTTAGGAGGCTTTGACTAATGGAAGAAAACCTAAATATAATTCAGCAGATAATGCTAAAAGCAATTAAAATTACGACAACTCAGGAACAGAAAGTTGCTTTTGAATTCTTGCCAGGAATAAAAGTTTTATCAATATCAATTATTACTGGTCAATGCAATCACAATGAGCTAAGAAGATCATGGAGCGTAGATGTTGCAAAAACTGAATTATTAAAAGTAGTACTAAAGGAACTTAAAAATTTAGATGCAACAACTGAGGATACTGACAAGCAAATTGATGATTTTTTAGGATAAAAAATAAATTTTAGGAGGAAATTTAATTATGAAAATAACAGCAGAATTCAATTCAAATGAGGAGTTATTAAGTTTTATTAGTACTTTTGGTGCTAAAGATATTTCTAAAACAGTGGCAGGACCTATAGGAGCAAATAGAACTGCAACAACTAATAAGTCAGAAGTTAAAGAAGCTCCAAAGATAGAAGTAGCCAAAGAAAATAAAAAGGAAGATGTAAAAAAAGAAGATAAGAAAGAAGTTGAAGAATCAAAAAATACTAAGGAAGATAGAAAAGAAGATCCTAAGATAACTAAGGAAATGGTTAGGGCTGTGTTCACAAAAATAATTAAGGCTGGAAAGCAAAAAGAAGCTAAGGAACTTACTAAAAAATATGGTGCTAGTAGAATTCCTGAAATAAAGGAAACTGACTATGAAGCAATCTATAAGGAAGCAGAGGTGCTGCTATAATGCCAGAACAACATGCAGTGTTAAGTGCTAGTTCTTCACATAGGTGGCTTGAGTGCCCACCCTGTGTAAGACTAGAAGAAAAATTTCCACCAAAAACAAGTGAATATGCTGCAGAGGGAACTCTTGCACATGAACTTGGAGAAATAACTTTAAAACATAATTTAAAAGAAATGGCTACTAGAACCTATAATTCAAGGTTAAAAAAAATACAAGATAATGAGCTTTTTACCGCAGATATGCCAGACTATGTAGAAACTTATGTTGATACATGCATGGAGAAATTTTCAGAAGCCAAGGCCAAAACAAAGGATGCCATCTTTAAGATTGAACAAAAACTTAATTTTAGTAAATGGGTTCCTGAAGGTTTTGGAACAGGTGACTTTGTAACAATAGCAGACGGAACAATGGAGATATGTGATTTAAAGTATGGAAAAGGTGTTCCTGTAAGTGCAAAAGGAAATCCACAAATGAGGCTTTATGCTCTTGGAGCAATAGCTGAATTTAGTTTCCTGTATGATATTAAAAAGGTGAAAATGACTATTATACAACCACGCTTAGATAGTATTTCTACTGATGAAATATTAGTAAATGACCTCTTAGAATGGGCAGAAAAGGTTCTAAAACCTACAGCTGAACTTGCTTTCAAAGGCGAGGGAGAGTTCAAAGCAGGAGAACACTGTGGATTCTGCAGAGCTAAAGCAGTATGTAAAGCTAGAGCCGATAAAAATATGGAACTAGCAAAATATGAGTTTCAAGAGCCTACAACCCTAGATAATGATGATATAGCTTATATATTAGGGAAAGCAGAAGAACTTGCTAAATGGGCAAAAGATGTACAGGACTATGCTTTAGATCAGGCATTAAAAGGTGAAGAATTTACAGGATTTAAAGTAGTTGAAGGAAGAAGTAACAGGAAGTTTACAGATGAAAATATGGTAGCTAAAACTCTTTATGATAATGGCTATACAGACAATGTTATTTTTAAACCAGCTCAATTATTAGGCATTTCTGCTATGGAAAAAGCAATAGGTAAGAAAAAACTTAATCAATTACTAAAGGGCTTTATTGAAAAACCTCAGGGTAAACCCGTATTAGTACCAGAAACAGATAAAAGAGAAGTGTTTAATTCTGCAAAAGCAGATTTTCAATAAATAAAAAATTTAATTATAAAGGAGAAGATATTATGTCAAATATAAAAGCAAAAAGAACAGGAACAAAGGTAACTACAGGAAAGGTTAGATTAAGCTATGCACATCTCTTTGAACCTCATGCAATAGAAGGAAATGAGCCTAAATACTCAGTAAGTGTAATAATTCCTAAGACTGATACAGATACATTAAAAGCTATCAAAGAAGCTGTAGCAGAAGCTAAGGAACAGGGTAAATCTAAATGGAATGGTAAGATACCATCAAACTTAAAAACACCTCTTCGTGATGGAGATAGTGAAAGACCAGATGATGAAGCTTATGAAAACAGTTATTTCTTAAATGCTAATAGCAAAAATAAGCCTGGTGTAGTTGACCAAAATGTACAACCTGTCTTGGATGCTACAGAAGTATACAGTGGATGCTACGCAAGACTTACATTGAATTTTTTCCCATATAGTGCATCAGGAAATAAGGGTGTTGCTGCAGGACTGGGAAATGTCCAAAAATTGGAAGATGGAGAACCATTAGGAGGATTTACAAGGGCAAAAGATGATTTTGAAGCTGTAGAAACAGCAGAAGATGACTTCTTAGGTTAATGGATACTTTAGCAATAGATGTTGAAACATATTGCGAGTTAGATATTAAAAAAGTGGGTGCTTATAAATATTGTGAGCACCCATCATTTCAAATACTACTATTTGCTTATGCTTTCAATGATGAACCAGTAGAAGTTATAGATTTTGCTCAGGGTGAAGAATTACCCCAGAAAGTTAAAACTGCTCTATTAAATCCAGGAATATTAAAAACTGCATTTAATGCCAATTTTGAGATTAATGCATTAAAGAAATATTTAATAAATGGAATAGATGCTGAAGATTGGCAATGCACAATGGTTCAATCTCTAATACTTGGTTTACCAGGTTCACTTGATATGGTTGGTAAAGTACTGCGTTTTGAAGAAGACAAGCAAAAAATGAAAGAAGGTAAAGCCTTAATTCAATATTTCTGTAAGCCATGCAAGCCAACTAAATCCAATGGTGGCCGAACTAGAAATTTACCTGAACATGCACCAGAAAAGTGGGAGATATTTAAAAAATATAATAAGCAAGATGTTGAGGTTGAAAGAGCTATAAGAAATAAATTGAATAGGTATCCAACTACAGAAAATGAACAGAGATTATGGGAATTAGACCAGTGCATAAATGATAGAGGTGTTGGAGCTGATATAGAGCTTATAGAAAAAGCAATTGAATGTAATAACAGTTATAATAAAAGGCTTACGAAAGAGGCTACAGAATTAACAGGATTAAGCAATCCTAATAGCCCAACTCAATTAAAAAGATGGATTGGTGAAAGGGTTGGCCATGAAGTTAAAAGTCTTACAAAGGACAGTATACCAACACTTATAAAAGAAAGTAAAGATGAAAAAGTTAAAAAAATTTTAGAATTAAGACAGCTTATGGCCAAGACAAGTATAAAAAAATATGAAACTATGCAAAGAGCTAGATGTGAAGACGGAAGAATGAGAGGGTTATTACAATTCTATGGTGCAAACCGTACTGGAAGATGGGCTGGAAGATTAGTACAAGTACAGAATTTGCCACAAAATCATTTACCAGATTTAGATGATGCCAGAAACTTCATAAGAACAGGACAATTTGATAAAGTTGAGTTCTTATATGACAGTATACCTGACACGCTTTCACAGCTTATTAGAACTGCATTTATACCTAAGGAAGGTAATAGGTTTATTGTTGCTGACTTTAGCGCCATAGAGGCAAGAGTAATTGCCTGGTATGCAGGAGAACAATGGAGGCTTGATGTTTTTAATAATAATGGTGATATTTATTGTGCCTCTGCATCTAAAATGTTTAAGGTTCCTGTAGAAAAGCATGGTATTAATGGACACCTGAGGCAAAAAGGAAAGATAGCAGAATTAGCACTAGGTTATGGTGGAAGTGTTGGAGCTCTTATGAGTATGGATAAGAAAAAAAATATTCCAGAAGATGAACTCCCAGGACTGGTAAAAGATTGGAGAGATGCAAGCCCACACATAACTAAATTTTGGTGGGACGTAGACAAAGCAGCTAAAAAAGCAATAAGAGAGAGGACAACAGTAGTTCTGCAATTTGGACTTAAATTTATATATGACCCAGGGGTTTTATTTATTCAACTGCCAAGTGGAAGAAAGTTAGCTTATATAAGACCTAAGATAGAGCCCGGTCCATATGATAAACCAATAATTACTTATGAAGGCTTACAGCAGACTTCTAAACAGTGGACTACATTAGAAACTTATGGACCTAAGATTGTAGAGAATATAGTTCAAGCCACTGCTAGGGATTGCCTAGGCATAACAATGCAGAGAGTTGAAGACAAAGGTTTTCATATTGTGATGCATGTTCATGATGAACTTATATGCGATGTACCTAAGGGTAAAGGAACAGTGGAAGAAATATGTGATATTTTTGGTGAACCTATAGAATGGGCTCCAGGACTTCCACTTAAAGCGGATGGGTATGAATGTAATTACTATATGAAAGATTAATAAGAGATATACACTTAAATATGACTTTATTAGATTGCAAAAACATAAATAAATTATGTTTTAATATTGAACCTTGAAAACTGAATAATACGGTGTTGAAAAATATGACATTTTGTTCAAAAAAATGATACCATACCTAAAATAGTATGTTATAATTTCCATATGATGATAATAAAAAAAGTGTAATTTTATAGGGGGGAAATAGGGGGGATAGTATGAATAAGTATGAAACCTATAAAAATAATTGTATTAGTAATGTTAAAGAATGCTTAACTAATATGGAATGTCAGCCAATACTATTTTTAGGCAGTGGTATATCTAAGAGATATTTTGATGCTCCTAATTGGAATCAATTATTAAAAATATTAGCAGAGAACTGTTCAATTGCTAAAAAATATGGTTATTATAAACAAACGTATGGGAATCCTATTAAAATCGGTACAGAATTATCAGATGTTTATAAAGAATGGGCTTGGTCAGATGGTGAAGAAGAATTTCCTGAGGAGTATTTTTCAGATGAGTATAAATCAGATATATTTATTAAAAGTAAAATCGCAGATTTGTTTGAAAGTATCGTTCCTAAAAATATTAGTGAAATAAAGTTACATCAGGATGAAATTACCTTGCTTCAAGAAATTAAACCCTATGCAATTATTACAACAAATTATGATAAATTTATTGAAATGATTTTCGATGATTATACGCCTATTATTGGTCAAAAAATATTAAGATCTCAGTATACAAGTATAGGTGAAATATTTAAAATACATGGATGTATAAGTGAGCCTGAAAGTCTTGTATTTACAAAACAAGATTATGATATATTTTTATCAAAAAAGAAGTATCTTAGTGCAAAGTTACTAACATTCTTTTTGGAACACCCATTAGTGTTTATAGGATATAATGCTGGTGATCCTAATATACAAGCTATACTATCTGATATTGATGAAATATTATCAACTAACAATCAATTAGTACCTAATATTTATATTGTTACTTGGAGTGAAAAAATTAATAATAATGAGCAATACCCCATGGAAAAAATAATTAATCTTGAAAATGATAAAAGCATAAGAATTAATCAAATTGTAGCTGATGATTACAAGTGGGTATATAAGGCCTTTACTAATGAAGAGGCAATTGAAAGAGTGAATCCTAAATTATTAAGAGCTTTACTATCTCGAACATATGAATTAGTAAGAGCAGATATCCCAAAACGCAAAATTGAAATTGATTATGAAACATTGGAAAGTGCACTCAATGACGATAATGAAATAAACAAAATTTATGGCATAACAAGTGTCGCTGATCCAAAAACATTTAATATTGCCTATCCCTATACATTAACGCAAGTTGCTGAAAAACTTGGATTTAAGAGTTGGTATAAAGCTAATGAATTAATTGAAAAGATAAGAGAAGAAAAGGGAGTCGATATTAAATCTACAGATAATAAGTATCATATATCAGTTAAGACCGGTGAAACAAGTCGTTTTAGGAAGTACTCAAGTGCATGCATTGATTTGCTAAGGAAAGTGATGAATGGGGATAAATATGAGGTTTGAAAATTATAATAGCTATTTTATAGTAGAATAAATTTAATAAAAATTTATATTAAATATCATAATAATACCGTATTATTCAAAAATGAATTTTACGGTATTTTTAATTAATTTAAATGCTTTTAAAGGAAGGAGCTTTATTAAAATGAATTTAATAGAGGCTGTAATAAAGAAAGTTATTAAAAGAAGAGAATTTAATTCTACTATAGAATGGAATTTAGATAACAATGATGAGTTATATAATATAGACTTTATAGAGTTTGAATGCATTACAGAAGATATGGGTGGATGCCAAAAAGAGTTACTAATCTATAAAAAATCTGAATGTCGAGATATCAAAGAGGGCTATGTGTTTCTACACTAAATTAAAATTCTATTTAGGTTAAAGATATAAAGGGGGTGATAACTTGGAATATACGGCAAGAAATAGTCCCAAAATTAAAATTAAATATGATGGATCCATAACACTTGCCACCGGAAAAAGCAAACATGAAAAACATTGGAAAAACAAAAATTTATTATACTCGGCTCTAGTTGAAAAGCTATCTAATACAACAAGAACACCTGAAACTTATACAGAATATAAAAAAATGTCTAAGAGTGAAAGAGACAGAATTAAAGATATTGGCGGATTTGTAGGTGGCTCTTTAAAAAATGGTCGTAGGAAGGCTGAGAACGTTGCTAATAGGACGCTAATTACTTTAGATATAGATTATGCAAATGGCGATATATGGTCAAGTATAGAGCTTTTATGGGACTTTAATTGTCTTATGTATTCAACTCATACACATGCGCCAGATAATCAAAGACTGAGACTTGTAATACCTTTATCAAGGCCAGTGCTTCCAGATGAATACCAGGCTATTGCTAGAATAATTGCAGATGATTTAGGGATAGACCAGTTTGACGATACAACATATGAACCCTCAAGACTTATGTATTGGCCAAGTACTTCAAGTAATGGAGAATACGTGTTTAAGGTTCAAGACTTACCATGGCTTAATCCTGATGAAGTGCTTGATAGATATACGTTTGGATGGCAGGATGTAAGTTACTGGCCAGAGAGCAGCAGAACAAGAGCAAAGATAAACACAGCTATAAAGAAACAGGAAGACCCATTAAATAAAAAAGGTGTTATAGGTGCTTTCTGCAGGACCTATTCAATAAGCGAAGCTATAGATGAGTTTTTAAAAGATGTGTATGTACCTGGCATGGATGAAACCAGGTACACATATGCGGAAGGTTCAACAGCAGGTGGGGTTGTAGTGTATGAAGATAAATTCAGTTACAGCCATCATGGTACGGACCCAGCTTCAGAAATATTATGTAATGCTTTTGACTTAGTAAGAATACACAAGTTTGGTGGGCTTGATGATGAAGCAAAACCAGATACACCAGCTAATAGATTACCCTCATTTACTAAAATGACTGAATTTGCATCCAATGATGAAAAGGTAATACAAACTCTTGGTAAAGAACGTATGGAAAAAGCTCAGGAGGACTTTGGAATAGTTGAGGATGAAACAGACACCAGGTGGCTTAAAGATCTTGAATATACAGACAATGGAAAGTTAAGGAGTACCATAAGCAACTTTCTTTTAGTAATTGAAAATGAGCCTCTATTAAAAGGAAAAATTGCTTATAATGAATTTTCAAATAGAGCTGTAGTTATTGGGCAACTGCCCTGGAGAAAAAAAGATAATATGTCAGACTGGAATGATACTGACGATAGTGGGCTTAGAGAATTTATAGAAAAGTATTACAAAATAAATTCTACAACAAAATGTGCTGATGCTCTAGCCTTAAGTTTTGAAAAACATTCATTCCATCCAATAAAAGAGTATTTAGATAGTTTATTATGGGATGGCATTAAAAGAGTTGATACTTTACTTATAGATTACTTAGGTGCTGAAGACAACAGTTATGTAAGGACAGTCATGAGAAAAATATTAGTGGCAGCAGTAGCAAGAGTATTTAAACCAGGTTGTAAATTTGATAATATGGCAGTTTTAAGTGGACCACAGGGAATAGGTAAAAGTACTTTTATTAAAAAACTAGGTAAAAAGTGGTACTCTGACAGCTTAACTACTGTAACTGGTAAAGAAGCATATGAGCAATTACAGGGTGTATGGCTCTTAGAAATGGGAGAAATGATGGCAACAAAGAAAGCTGATATTGAAGCTACAAAACATTTTTTATCCAAGCAGGAAGATATCTACAGGGTAGCATATGGCAGAAGGACAAGCAGATTCCCACGTCAGTGTGTAATTATAGGTACTACAAATGATAGGGAGTTCTTAAGAGATAAAACCGGTAATAGAAGGTTTTGGCCAATAGATGTAGGTGTAACAGCCCATAGCAAAAGTGTATTTAAAGATATGGACAGCTATACAATAGATCAAATATGGGCTGAGGCTGTAGCACTCTGGAATGATGGTGAGACTTTGTATTTAAGTGCTGATGAAGAAAAAGAAGCACAAAAACAGCAGGAGGCTCATAGCGAGGAAAGTGCAAAGGCTGGATTAATTGAAGAATATTTAAACAAGCCTTTACCTGAAAACTGGTATAGCCTGTGTATGGCGGATAGGAGAAATTATATACATGGATCTGAATTTGGTGATATACCTGAAGGAAATATACAAAGAACTAAAACCTGTGTAATGGAAATATGGTGTGAGCTTTTCAATGGTGATCCAAAGCATCTTACACCAATTCAGTCACGTGAAATTAATGATATCCTTAAAAGCTTAAAGGGATGGAAAAAATATAATAATTCCTTAACATTTGGGAAAATTTATGGGAAACAAAGAGCTTACACACGCAAAATTTAGGCAACAGAATTAGCAACAAAGCTATTTTTATATTTAATTACAATGGCAACAAAGGCAACAGAAAAAATAATTTTGTTGTCGAAGTTGTTGCCATTGTAATGCTAATAATACCAAAGACTTAAATACTATGAGCAACAAAAGCAACAAAAAATATTATATAAGTATTATTTATATAAATAGGCATATATGTATATACATATACACGCCTAATATACGTATACACATATATAAGAAAAAATTGTTGCCTTTGTTGCCTTAAATAGAAGGTGATTTATTGTTAGAAAGTGTTATCGAAAAAAGACTGAAAAAAGAAATTGAGAAGATAGGTGGTAAAGCATTAAAGTTTGTTAGTCCAGGGATGTCTGGGGTACCTGATAGGATTGTTCTTTTACCACATGGAAAGATTATTTTTGTAGAGCTTAAAGCACCAGGTAAAAAAAGAAGAAAGCTTCAAGAGTATAGGGCAAAGGAATTAAATACTTTAGGATTTAGAGTTGAATGTATAGATAGTATTAGTGGAGTTAAACAATTCATTAAGGAGTTGAGATAGATGCCTAAAATAAAAGTAAAATGTGAAAATTGTGGTAGAGAAATTTATAGATACAAATGTGAAATAAAAAACCATGTATTTTGTAGTAGGGAGTGTTCAAAAACTTATACAAGTAAAAGAATGACAAAAATGAATAAAGAACTTAATCCTACAAGAATGACTGATGAAGTTAAAGAAAATATAAGATGGGGCCATTTATTAAAAGGTAATGGCAAATCATACCCAAAGATTCATGGTAGACATGCGCATAGGGTAATAGCTGAAAAAGTATTAGGAAGAAAACTAAGAAAGGGAGAAATAGTTCATCATAAAGATGAAAATAAATTAAATTTTAGTGAAGATAATTTGGAAGTACTACCTTCTCAAAAGGAACATGCAAAATTACACCAAAAGAATGGCAGATTTAAATAAAAAATTGGAGAAAGAGGGAAGGTGATACTATGAAATTTATACCTTATGAATATCAGAAATATGCTATAAATCACATTATAGATCATGAAGCTTCTGGCCTATTTCTTGACATGGGTATGGGTTGAGTATGGTAAAACTGTTAGTACATTAACAGCAGTAGATGAATTATTATTTTTAGGTGAAGTTTATAGAGTTTTAGTCATAGCACCTTTAAGAGTGGCAGAAGATACCTGGAGTACTGAAGTTGAAAAATGGGATCATCTAAAACATTTAAAAATATCAAAGATTATAGGAACTAAAAGTAACAGAGAAAGGGCTTTAATGGCTGATGCAGATATTTATGTAACTAATAGAGAAAATGTTGATTGGTTGGTTAAATATTGTTTTAATAGATGGCCATTTGATATGTGTGTCATAGATGAATTAAGTTCTTTTAAAAGTTCTAAGGCAAAGAGATTTAGGTCCTTAAAAAAAGTAAGACTCTATTTTAAAAGAATAGTTGGACTTACAGGAACGCCAGCACCTAACAGCTTAATTGATTTATGGCCACAAGTTTATCTACTTGATGGTGGCAAAAGGTTAGGAAAAACAATAGGCAGCTATAGAGAACAATATTTTACCCCGGGTAATAGAAATCAATTTGTAGTTTATAACTGGAATTTAAAAGAAGGTGCAGGAGAAGCTATTGAAAATAAAATAAGTGATATTTGTGTTTCTATGAAAGCAAAGGATTATTTAGATCTACCTGAAAGAATAGATAATATCGTAGAAATTAACTTACCTGAAAAAGCAAAAGATAAATATAAAGAGTTAGAAAAGGATCTTGTGTTGGAACTTGGAAAAGAAGATATAACAGCAGCAAATGCAGCAGTACTTACGAACAAATTATTGCAGATGTCTAATGGAGCTATTTATTCAGAGGATAAGAAAGTTGTTAAAATTCATGATGAAAAATTAAAAGCATTATTTGAAATTATAGAAGCAGCTAACGGAAAACCAGTTTTAGTATTTTATAGCTTTAAACATGATTTTGATAGAATAATTAATTTCTTAAGTTCTAAGAAATTAAAAGCCGTAGGTTTAAAGGATTCAGCAGATATTAAAAGATGGAATAAAGGAGAGATACCAATACTTTTAATACATCCAGCAAGTGCGGGTCATGGCTTGAACCTTCAATATGGAGGAAATATTATTGTTTGGTTTGGACTTACATGGAGCTTGGAGTTATATCAACAGGCAAATGCAAGATTACACAGACAAGGGCAGAAGGAAACTGTTGTTATAAATCATATAATAGCAAAAGGTACTGTTGATGAAGATGTTATGAAATCCTTAGGAAATAAGAAAGTAAATCAAAATATACTTTTAGAAGCAGTAAAAGCAAGATTAGAAAAATATAAAAGTGAGGCGATATAAGCAATGAAGCATAATACAGTAAGTATAGATGAAACTATAAAAAGAGCAGCAAAAGAGGCTATAAAGGAATTCGATCAAGAAAAAAAAGAAGAAAAAAGAAAAAATGTATTTCATAATACTAAATTGCTTTTAGAACATTATAATGATCTTGTAAGTCATGTAAATAATGCCATAGATGATGTAAATAAGTTGGAACAGGATTTGGAGGATATAGATGATTTAGACAGGGATGAATTATATATATTGTCTATTAAAAAGAGTAAGAGTAAAACATTAATAATGATTGCCCACATAGATATGGCTATGGAGGTATTAAAGAAAAAGCAACATAAAATGTGTTCACCTGAGAAATATAGAGCATTAGAATTGTTTTATTTAAAAGAAAAAACATACGAGGAAGTAGCTGAGAGATTAAGTTGTGGGGTTGTTACAGCTAGAAGATGGATAAGGGAAATGACAGATGAACTTAGTATCCAGTTGTTTGGTATAGATGGCCTAAAGTTGGATATGATAAATTGATGATAAAAAGATGATATTTTAATGATAATTCTTACATGTTATAATGTTATTAAGTAAAATTATAAAAACAAAGAGACACTTAGATTAAGTTCTGAGTGTCTTATTTATGTTAAGTGTAAAGGAGGGATAGAGTTGCTTACTAAAGATCAAGAGAAGATGATTACAATGCTTATAGAAGGTTATAGGATTACTGATATTGCTAAGAAGATTGGAGTAAGCAGAACCTCAATTTATACATGGAAAGATAGTGATGAGGTTAAGGCTGAGCTGAACAGGCGAACGCAGGACATCAAGAACCAAGGCAATGCTTATATATTAAAGGATGTAAACACTTATATTGATGAAGTAAAGAAGATAGCAAAGGAAAGTACAGATCAAAGAGTAAAGTTTTCTGCTAATAAGTATTTAATAGACAGAACACTAGGTGTACCAACGGCTATAGATGATGATGAAACAGACGAAACAAACAAAACTGTAAATGAGAATGAACTTGCACAGGAGCTTGAGAAGTTCCGTAACATGAAAGTTATCAAGTAGAAAATACCTTGAAAGCATTGATATGACTATGATTGAGTGACTTTTTATAACTTCGTTAAAACACTATTTAGCGAAGTTATAATAATATAAAAGGAATAAATAATTTATTCTAAAATGTATTATAATATAATAGTATAAAAGTACAAAAGTATAATCTGGAGATGATGGTGTGAAGAAAGAAGAATTTTTAAAATTGAGTATTGAGGACAGAGTAAGGTATTTTAATGTAAGGATTAAAGAGGTAGGCTCTTATAATAAAGTTTGTAAAGAGCTTAATATTAGTACATCTCAATCTGGAATCTTAAAGAAACATGGATGGGTACGCTCAGGAGATAAATTTATATATTATAAAAATTTAGATAAAAACAATGTGAAAGATAATGAAGAAATTTCACAACAACATACGGACAATGGTGATTGCCAGGATACATGTTTAGGTAATAAACAATCAATGGAAACAGTAGGTAATATACTAACAGATAATATAGATAAATTAGCGAACTACAAAGAGGTTAGCAAAAAAATTAAAATGACTAAAGATGGATCACCATATGATACTGATAAGAGCAATATAAAACCAGTAGATAATAATATAATAAAAAAAATAGGAAGGCCTTCAAAGCCCGGTAGAAGAAAATACAGTTTAAATCTTAATATAGCAGATTTTAAGTCGCTCCAAATTTATTGCATTTTAAATGATATAACTCCTAGTGACGTATTAAATGACCTTATTAAAGATTTTTTAAAAACTATAGACCCTAATATGATAAATCATAAATATTTAAAATAAAAGGTAAAGGAAGCGTATAATATGGGTGAAAAAGATAAAAAAATTCAAACTTTAGATGTAAAAGTAACGGAATTAAAAAAAGACTTCCAGATGCAGACAATCTATTTAAGAGGCTTGGAAAAACAGTTCACATCAGAGTTTAGAGATGAATTGACCGCTGAATTTATAACTAAAAAGTAAAGGGGTGATTAAATGAGTATAGAAGAAGATGTTTGGAGATTTTTAAGAAGTAAAAATTTTTCTGAAAAAAGTACCGCAGCTGTAATGGGAAATATCTATGGTGAAAGTAGTTTTAACCCTAGCGAAATTGAATCAGGAAGTGGGGATGGTTTTGGATTAATTCAATGGAGTTTTGAACGTAGGACACAGCTTGAAGCATATGGAACTGATTTAACACACCAGCTTAATTTTTTGTGGGCTGAATTAACTGGAGACACCGGAAACACCGGGGCAGAATCCCAATGGACAAACGTAAGTGGTTACTTATCACATGATAATTTCATGTCTGGTAACGGAAGCATAAATGATTTAACTGCAGCAATGTGCTTTTGTTTTGAAAGACCAGGAGTACCACGATTAAGTACAAGGCAAGAATATGCACAAAAATATTATAATCAATTTACAGGAACCGCAGGTACACCAAGTGCAGACTCCCAGCAATCTATTTCAATACCTTCTACAAATTATCAAGTAGTTGCAAATAGCCAAAAAGAAGGACAGATACTTTATGGTAGAAGATATAGAATAACTGTAAGTGATGAAAAAGGGAATGGTTTTGATGTATCTCAATTAAGATGCACATTCAGTATTGTAAAAACTATATTAATGGAGCCTAACACAAGTGAAATAACCATATATAATCTAAATTCTCAAACAGAAAATAACATTGAATTATACGGTACAAGGGTTACAGTTGAAGCGGGGTATGAAGGTAGCCAATACGGAACGATATTTGATGGAGATATATTACAAACTATAAGGGATAAAGAGGACTCTGCTACATATAGATTAACAATAATAGCTTTAGATTCGGATAGAGCTGTAAATTTTGATATAGCTAATTATTCTATAGCAAGGGGTCAAACAGCGAGGTCTATAGTCGATCATATAGTTAATAAAGCACAATACCCTGTTAGTTTAGGAAGCATATCAGAGTCTTTAAATAATTCTCCTAAACTCACAAGAGGAAAAGTTTTCTTTGGAAAATCTTCTGACTATTTAAATCAAATTGCAGAAAGTAATGGATGCAAATATTACACAGAAGATGGAAAAGTAAATTTAGTGAAACTTGATGAAATGCCAAAAGGTGAAATATTTGAGTTAAGCCCTTCTAGTGGGTTAATAGGGACACCAGAGCAAAGTGATTATGGGATTACAGGGCAATGCTTATTAAATCCACAGATTAAAGTAAATTCACTTATTCATATAGATAATAGTTTAATAAGAGCAAAGAAAATAAGCATAACAGGGAATAGTACAGTACCAACTATGGGAGGTAGTAGTACAAATTCAACTAGGCAAAAGATTATAGATAAAGCAAAAGAAATAGTTCAAAAACATCAAGAGGGTAAAGCTGTTTACGTTCTAGGAGGTAGAGGAACAAATTCACAAGGACAAGAAATGTATGATTGCTCTATATTTGCAGAAACTTGTTATGCAGCAGCAGGAATAACAATGTCAGCACCATCATCAAGTCAATATTCCAAATGTGCAAATGGAGGGCTTATTTCAAGTGATATGAATAGATTGAAAAACGAAGGAAAGCCAGGGGATTTATTATTTGAAGGTTCTGGGGGGTCAGAACATGTTGAAATATACGATGGTAATGGTGGAAACTATGCGGCACATACAGCAAACAGGCCTATACCAGAACAAATACGACATGATAATAACATAACATCACCTTATATGACTTCTTGGGGTAGACCTAAGGAATTAATGGATGCTGATAATGGTAATCCCCCTAGCGCTAGTGGAACAAATACCACAGATTCAAATACTACGCAAACACCTGTGTATAGGTCGCTGGACAAGGATGGAATTTTTAGGGTACTAAAGGTTACCATGTCAGGAGATACGAGAGGTGACGAGTGGTATACGTCTTTTACTGCGATAGATCAGTTGGGAGGCATAATACCTATAACTGCAATTTAGTAAAGGCAAACTAAATTAGCTTTGCGTAAAACAAATTAATTATTATTAACTTACAGAGTAAACAGTTATAGTACAATCAGTAATAAGAAAAATTATTATAAAAATTGACTAATGAATAAAAACTGTACAAGCATATTTATTATTAGATATAATTGTATATATGCTTAGAGCTAAAAAGTAGTATATTGAATCCAAAAATATCTTAGAAAATGAATTAAATATAGTCTCTAAAAGTGTAAAAATAAATGAAGTAGATATAAACCCTTGGTTTTATTTGACCTCTTTTTATTATATTATTTATATAAGAAGGGGGAATATATATGAATAGGAAAATTTTAGGAATGGTTTTTAGTTTTACTTTATGCTTTACTTTATTATTTACATATGGAGTGAAAGCAGATGGATTACAGGTTACTAGACTAGGAGGACAAGATAGATTTGAAACAAATGAAAAGATTGTAGAACAAGGGTGGCAATCATCTAGTGATTACGCAATTATAGTTAGTTGGGACAGTTTTGCAGATGCTTTAGGTGCAACCACATTAGCTAAAAAATATAATGCTCCAATAATTTTAACATGTAATATTGCTATAGACCCTAGCCTTAGTGATTTATATCCTAGTACAGTAAATGAGTTAAAAAGACTAGGTGTAAAAACAGCATTTATAGTTGGTGGAACTGGCGTTATAAGCAACGGTGTGGAAGATAAAATTAAAAATATGGGAATAAATACAGAAAGATTGGCAGGAGAAAACAGATATGCGACTTCTATTGCCATAGCTAATAAAATTGGCACTCAAAATGGGGTGGTTATTGCTACAGGTGATGATTATTCCGATGCTCTTTCAATAGCCCCAATAGCTGGGAAAATGCAAATGCCTATAATATTATCGCAAAGGGATGCTTTAACTTCTATACAAAAGAAATTTATAGCTAATAATACAATTCCAAAAACTTATATTATAGGTGGGACGGATATAATTAGTGATAATGTAGCATCTAAGTTCTCAAATGTGCAGAGAATAACTGGTGACAATAAATATACTAGAAATTTAAATGTTATAAATGCTTTTGTTAATGATATTGATTTTAGTACAGCCATATTAGCATCTGGTGAAAATTTTCCTGACGCTCTTAGTGGTTCTGCTTTTGCAGCTTTAAATTGTAATCCTATATTTTTAGTTGGTGATACAAATAATAGATATATAGAAAACATATTAGGGAATAAAGGCACAAAGAATATATTCGCTTTGGGACTACAAGAATCTATAAGTGATGATGTTTTAAACGGTATAGTAAATGAAACAAATGCTTTAAATACAATAGAATCCAAGATAAAGCTTAACTCTAATTTAAGATTTGGAAATGTAGGTTCTTACAGTTACGATGGAAGTAATTATTATAGAATAGCATTATATGATTACAATAAAACTTCTAGTACATGGACAACAGATTATTACCAATATGATTTCCTAGTGGATAAAGAAACGGGAGATACTTATAAAATAGATAACTCTACTAATGAAATAAGTCCATTAGATATTACAAGTATAGGTGATAATACAAGCACACCATTAAATAGCGCTTTGACTATTAATCAAGCATTAGAATTAGTTAAATCAAAAGTGAAACTAGATGTAGGTTATACTCTGGACCTTCCTTACGTAGAATCTGAAAGAACAACTATGTATAATGGTGATAATTATTATGTTATAATCGAAGATTACGATGATGATGCTGAGATATATGAGTATTTAGTTAATGTGAAAACAGGAAAAATCATAAAACATACTCAAGATCAATATATACCAATAAATTAATACATTTAGCCTTAGAAAGTTTCTAGGGCTTTTTTATTTTGCAGGATATGTTAAATGTTTTAGAGAATATACTTATAAAAATGAAAGAAGGATTAATTTTATGGGTATATTTAAAAAGATATTTGGTAATAGAAATACATCAAGAACAAATCCTGAGCCAAAGACATGGAGAGAAGCATCTGCAAAAGCTACTAAAGGAAATGAAATGTATAAAGAAATAAAAAAAGAATTAGATTATTCTTTATATGAAAAGATATATAAAAAAGTAAAAAATAATTATATGGTAATGAAGTTTTTCCCAGAGAATATTCCCCAAAATATCGTATATCATGTAATAAATGAACATTTTAAAGGTAGGCGACCAGAAAGCATATGTGAAGATATACAAAATAAATTTTTCGATATATCAAACAAAGATATGCAGAAAATTACATTTACAATATGTAGCATATGTTCAGCAAGTTTCAATCAAAATAGAAGCCAAGATTTAGGACTTAATTGGTATATTTGGCGCTCATGTATGGATAGTAAAACTCGAAAATCTCATAAAAACATGGAAGGAATAGTTGTTAATTTTAACGAACCACCTTCACCAGAAAAATTAATTGGAGAACCCTTTATAGGAGAATATAATGCAGGTGAATGTGATGGATGTAGGTGCTATGCAGAATCAGTAATTAATATAGATTTTATCAAATTCCCAAGGCGTGTTTATTATAATGGAAAAATTCAAGTTATGAAAAAAGCGGAATTTATGAAAATATATTAATATAAGTCCGATTTAATTAATCTTTAGGCAATGATAGAGCTGTATATAGTATAGATTAAGGTCCAATATATAAATTTTTAAGTGTAGAAAAGATGATTTTGTTAATAGCTTTTATGCAGTTACAATTTTAGGAGTGAAGTGTCATGATTGAGAAATATAAACGCCATAATTGGCATGAGCTAAAAAAAGAATATATAATAGGGCATTATGATTCATTAAAAGCCTTTGCTGCTGCTAAAGGCTTAAATTATAAATCTAGTCAATTCTGGGTGCATTGCAAGGGCTGGAATTCAGTTAAGAAATATATGAAATTTAATAAACTGTTGACTGAAGGGATAGAATTATATATTAATGAATACATGAGTGGAAAACCACCTTACTTCTTTGACTATGGAAGTGCTACATGGATAAACGCTGAATTAACTTATAAATGTGATACCAGGTCAAAACCTTGTAAGTTAAAAGATATTGCTAAATGGTATGGATTAAACTATCAGTATGTTAGGCTAAGAGCCGCAAAGGAACATTGGAAAGATAAAAGAGAAGAGTATCTAATGATGGTTTATAAAAAAGTTCGTCTTAAGAGGCGAGGGCATTTCCTCTAGCGATAAAATAAAATATAGAGAAACTATCAACAAAAAATTAAACTTTTAAAACGTTGCAAATAATATAGATTTTGTTACAAATAGCTCTAATACTTACTTGAAAGGTAATGCAACTTTATCAAAAACCGAAGTAATACAAAAGGAACGTGTTTTTTATTATAACGTTACTAATAAATTTAGATTAACTAAATGTTCAAATTTTGAAGAATACAATATTATTAGGACATAATTAGATGGTAGAAAGATATAAAAGGCATAATTATGATTAATTAAAAGCCTTTGCCGCCGTTAAAGATTTAAACTATAGATCCAGTCAATTCTTTGTAAATATAAAGGGATGAATTAAAATAAAGGAAATTATTAATATGAATCCGCTTCTATTTAATAAATATAGTGAGAACCTCAATAAATTATTAGAGGATATACCACATTACTTTTATACAATAATGGAAAGTAAATTAGAAAATGTAGTAGCTACATACATTTAGAATATAAGGAATAATCCATGTACTTTAGAACAAATAGCGGAGTGGTATGGAGACATATTAGAACTTAAAGATGTAGCTTTAAAAGAGCGGTGGAAGTATTTCAGGCAAAAAGAAAAGAAAGGGCAATGTGGGTATGCTGAATACACGGGTGTATTTGAAGAGCGAAGTATAAGTAAGAAATCGTAAAGCATACTGTGTTTACATTTCCCAATTTTGGTGAGTGCTCCGGTGTACGAGTTTTGTGTTACATATTGCAAGCTTACATAAATTGAAGTGGTTGTGGGAAAGTGCGGGATATATAAACTGGAGTCACTAAGGTAAAATAAGGAGTATATAACTGAAGTAATCCTAAGAAAATATTAGATAAAATTGAATTACACTGGTAATAAATAGAATATTAATATAATTAAAGCAATGTTGGTAAGTAATAGTATATGGATACTACAAATCTTTATACAGCAAAAAAGCATGCATATAAAAACTAAAAGTATACACATATTTTTAGTTTTTATATGCAACCATTTAGTGCAACCAAAAGAAGTTTAAATAGTTGCATTTGGTTGCATTCAGAAGTAAAGTTTTTTTGAACATTATTATCAAATGATTGAATATAATATTCTCGTAGTGTTCAATACCTAAAATGCAGATAGAATATCAAGAATTTATTAAGAATTTTAAGGGAGGTTGTGACTAAACTTAAATTAAAAGTAGCTACTAAGTGTACAGTTATTGACATGTAAAAAAGGTATGCACACAAAACAAAAAAGTACGCATACAAAAAAAGAAAAAGTATGCACACAAAAAAGGATGCATTACAGGATATAGAAGAACCAAATATTGAAGAAATAAAAGATATGAGCGACGGATTAAAACTTACTGATAAACAAAGATTATTTTGCTTTTATTATAGTAGATGCTTAAATGCAACTAAAGCATATCAAAAGGCTTATGGATGCACTTATATAGAAGCAGCAAGATATTCATACAGCTTGAGGAAAAACGAGGACGTAAACAAGCTTATAGATAGATATGGATATAGGCCAAAGATAAATAATTGATAGGTAAAAAAAGGATTTAAATTAGTTTAGATGCACGGTGGAATAAGTTATGCCAAATAACGAGTTATCTAAAGAATTATTATCTATGAATAAAAAAACATATAACAGAAATACACTAATAAAAATTCAAGATAAATCCGGTTAAATATACATGTATATGAATCTAAAAATCAAAAGACTGTAACACAGGAAGTATATAAAGTTTTAAGACAGTATTTTGGAGACTTGTTTGGCGAAAAAATGGATACTATAAAATGCCAAGGTGGACTTTAGCTAAGAATATTGATTATTATGGTAAATGAAAATATATTTTAAAACAGAAGTATTTTATTGTTAAACTGTGTGAAAGTTTTGATATTACGCTTTGACAAGAGGCATGTAAACTTTCAAGATAACTTACCAAGGGAGACAAAATTGATTTTGAAAATACATAGATAGATGAACAAAATTTTTACGACCTGTGTTTGGAAAAATTTACTCAAAGTGCTAAATATTTTACAAGGTGGATGATAGGAGCAACTCATTTCTATAGGGAAAACATGGCAACATAAAAAATTAAGTTATAAATAAAATACTATAAGTATCATAGAGATTTTTAGTATACTAAGGCAAGTAAAATCAATGACTAAGATAAAGTTAAGGTGTCCAATGGGTTGGATACCTTTTTGATATGGTTTTAGGCATATCCTTGGATAGTAAAGGAATAGAGGATTTTATCATATTTTATAGAATTATCTTTCTAAGGAGATGACTTTATGACAATTTTTGTAATAATTATTATAGTGCTTGTTATTTTCTATAATATACATAAAAGTTCAAACAATAAGTCTGCAATGACAAGTGAACCAATATTAAATAAAAGCAAGGATAGTAGATTAAGAGAAAAAATAGCACGACTTGGAAACTTAGAATTTACTGATGATATTTTTAAAGAATTTGTGGCACTAGATTTTGAAACAACTGGACTTGATTATAGAAATGATAAAATAGTTGAAATTGGTGCTGTAAAATATAAGGATGAGAAAGAAACAGATAAATTTCATTTTTTGATAAATCCACATATACATATACCAGAAAAAATTACAAAAATAAACGGTATTGAGGATAGTATGGTTAAGGATAGCCCTTCTATAAATGAAGTAATTCCTAAGCTTATAGATTTTATGGGTAACTTACCAATAGTGGTTCATAACGCAAGATTTGATATTGATTTTCTAGATGAAAATATGTCAGACAATAAATATAGAGGTAATTCTGTTATTGATACACTGAGTATAAGTAGAAAAATGTTTGAGAATATAGATAATCATAGGCTACAAACTATTAAAGATTATTTAAAAATAGATTTAAATAGTCACAGAGCAATAGATGATGCTAAAGTTGCAGCAGAAATTTATTTAAAATATTGTAGAGAAGGCTATCCAATAAAAAAAGATTATGATAAATTAAGAAAGCAAAAAAATAAAATTAATCTTGAAACGTCATTTAAATATGATCCTATAGATGAAGACATATATAAATGTTTTATAGCCTATAAACTTGGTTATGAGAGAAGAGATGGTACTTTAAAGCAATTTCATAAAATCGAAGACAAAATATCTGAAATATGTAAAGAACATGGTGGAAGATATTTTAAAACTGCAGCCAAGACAGCTAAATTTGCGATAATATTTGATGATAAATCTATGTTTTATACATACATTAAAGAGCTAAGAGATAAAGGCTACAAAGTAACTTCATTTGATAAAGCATTAGAATACTTTGGTATAGCTGATATGTGGGATATAAAGGCACTGTATGAATTAAGAGATGAATACATGAAATATATGAAAAGTGATTGCTAAAGCAAAGTAAATGGTTATTCTAATTTAGTTGTGGTGTAGAAATATGGTATGGAAGTTTTATAAATAAATTTTATATTTTAAGCTACTTTTTAGTGGCTTTTTTTATTAAAAAATAATAAAAAAGTATTCGAAAATACACATAATAGATATGAATAAGAAAATATTATGTCTTATGGAAGAGGCAACATAAAATAAATTGGTTTATTTAACTAACATGAAAAATATATTTAAGCAATTTTTAATAGAGCAAATAAATTGAATTTCATAAGAATAAAAGATAGTTAGGATTGGTTGTTTAATTGACGTTTGGAGCCGTCCCTTTGTTTTAGATTCTAGGCGAGTTATTTAAACAATTAAATTCTAGTACATTACTTAAGGGGAAAATCAAATCCGCATGCGGTTTACTCCCGCACGCAAAATGAGGGAGTAAACCGCAGTAACACTGTGGTAAAGATTTTTAAAACAGAATTCCAGTGAAGGGGTGGGTTTGCATATATGCTTAATGCAAGACTTTTTTATTCACTGTTTACACATATAAATAAATTTGAACACATGATAAGGTATGCTCGTACTTAGGCACATACAGCGAAAGCTAGAAACAGATCTATACCAGTAACCTAAGTCAAAGATTTAATTGCAGGTGGATGTCCTTGAGAAAGATATCCATATATACTGCGACTCCTTATGTTAAAAATGCATAACGAGGGTAAAGGGGTTTGATCTCTACAAGCATTATTTTTGTATCCAGGAGGTTGATATAATGGCAAGTTTAAAATTCCAAATTCTTAAGCGCATTGATAGTCTCAAGTGTTTTGGTCAATCTAGGCATAAGGCCAAACAGAAACAAAAAGAGGCAGATTTATTCCTTGAAGTAAAGCAAAATTCACTCCGTGCACCAGGTATTTACAGCAAGTCAACATGTGATAACTATAAAAAACATGCATTAAATTTTGCTACTTGGGAGCGTGAAAAGCATCCTGAAAAGGAATATAAGATACTTGATAATATTCCTCGGGATCATGTGGGAGAATGGCTAAAGGAGAGTATGGACAAAGGGGAAAGTGGGTATACTACCCGCCTTAAGGCTGCATCTTTAGCAAAAATTTTCGGATGTCATACGTACAGTTTTGAAATTAAATTGCCAAGCAAAAGAGGTGATAGATTAAGAATAAAACGTAGTAGACATGATGTGGAATATGATAAGCACTTCTCTGAAAAAAACAATAAAGAGGTAAAAGAGTTTTGCAACGCTACGGGACTTAGAAGAAGTGAAGTAGCTAAAATTAAACCAGAGCAGATCATAAAGGATGAAGAGGAAAATGTAATACTAGATTTTAAATCTAAGAAGGAATACCGCGTTATGACTAAGAATGGCCGTGGCAGGTTTATACATCCTTTACGTGGTACATATAATATTATTCTTAAAGCCAAGGAAAAGGCAGAAAAAGCAGGACAAGCCACTGTGTTTGAAAAAATACATCATGCGCTGGATGTACACAGCTGCAGGAGGTATTTTGCACAGCATAAATACATGGAGGTACTTCAGGGATTAAAAGAAAAAAAGCTTGACTATATCTGCAGAGATGGATCCGGGCGTAGATATAATAAAAAGGCTCTCGGAATTACTTCTGAAAACCTTGGACATTCACGCCTTGATGTAGTGGTTAAGAATTACTTATAACAAATAGTAAACTGGATAGCCAATGAAATGTATGGAGGGGCTAGGAGTACCGCTTATAGGAGAAGAAAAGAGGTTATAAATTACATATGGGAGTCAGGTATGGTCAAAATTACTATACCTAAAGTTAGCTCAAGAATAGGAAATTCGTAAAATGCGAGTCTTTTTTTATTGATTTGAGTTTTTGATTTAATGAAATTTAATAAAACGTAGAATTATAAAATAGGTTAGAATCATTTTAGGGTAGAAATAAGTAATATAATAGCGAGCGAAAGTTAAAGGATAATATTTTCTTTTGTAGAAATATAAAATATAGAAATAAATTTTATATTATAGGAGTGATATGAAAAAAATATCGAATACGGTATTTAGTTTAATAGCATGAATAGCATATTATATAAGGGGGATTGCTATGAGTAGCTTTATATGTGGCAAATGTGGGAATAAATATCCAGTGTATAATCAGGATAAACTAAAATTTACAGGGATAGTACAAGACTCTTGTATGGATAAAGCTGCAAAATTAAAGCAGAGCTTAGATCTAAGTGATATAAAATATATTTATTATTATTTTGACAAAAAAGATTTACTAGTAATAAAAAATAATTGTAATGCAGCAGGAAAACCAAGAGAGTATTGTAGTAAGTGTATAAATCAAACTATTACTGATACCTTTAAGTATAAAGATCCACATTATGGAGATGGAGTGTATTTGTCTATACATGATAATTTAAAAATGGCATCAAAATATGTAAAATATGCTCATGGCCAACAAGTAAGTAATAGAGATTACAGAATAAAGTTTAAGATAATTTCATATATGGACTTAAAAAAGATAAAACATACTGGCGGTGTTGTGAAAAGTAAAGAAACTAAATGGTATAAAAAAGATACACTTATACTTTTAAATAATAAAGATAGAAAAGTTGCTGAGTTTAAGTGTATTGAACAGTATAAGCATGGTGAGTGGACGGTTTTATAATAGTAATAAGTGAAATAGTCTTATAATATATTTTATTAAATTACTAAAAGTAGGAGGTGATTCCATAATGGAAAATATAGGTAGTATTATAAAAAGTTTATTATTTAACTTAGGAAAAGATGAAAGTATAGCTAAAAATAATTTAAAAAAAGTTGCACTTGCAGCATGGGATCAGTCTACATCGGATGAAACATTAAAATTATTTGTATCCGCTTATGAAAAGGTAAGAAAAAATAAGAAAGAGGTATACTTTTGGAAATGTTTTAAAGCTATCCTCCTTGAAGATAATGATACAAGTACGATTCTTGGAATGATTGATTTACTGCTTGAAATTGAAGCATATAGTTTTATTAATGACAAGTACATTAATGAAATTAGAGAATGCCTATATAAGGTGTTTTTAAGTTCAAGTGAATTAGCAATTCACTACGAGTTATTCGGATATCTGATGAATTTTACCCAATATAAAACTAAACTTATTAAGGCTATTCAAGAAAGTAAGGACAAATACAAAGATTTATTACCATCTGTTGAAAGAATATGCAAAGTTGACGAGTTCATGGTTACTTTTGAAAAAATGATTTTTTCATTGTGTAATAAATGGGATAATAAGGTTGTAGCATTTTTTATACCATTTTTTGAACAGTATGCGCAATATATTCCCCAAATAGCAGCAACTATTAGGGATTATTATCGTAATGGTAATAAGAAAGAAGAGATAAATAAGTTCTTTTATAAAGTCTTAATTTGCAATAAAGAATTTGGTTATAAGAAGGAAGTAATAGAGTTAATATTATCAATATATGAAGCAAAAGACTTGTTAATTGATATGTTATCTTTATTTAAAAATTTTGTACAATATGCTGAAAAATCTGCAACTACTGTTAATGATGATTATGTTAATGATCTATCAACGGAAATATGTGAGCTTGCTGATTATATTGAAGTTGCTGGTGTTTTCAAAAACGAATTAAAGAATAGAACTTCTATATATGATGAAAATATGATTCATTTAATAAAAATATTAAAAAAGGAAAAACGATTTGTTAAATTAGAAAATGTAGCTGCAAGAAAAGATGTGATGCTTGATTATGATGATTTATTATTAATAAATAATATTTACCGAGCAGTAAAAAATTCAAATAGACAATATAGTGAAAAGCTTAAAGCCAATCTAACATATAATGCGGCTGATATGAGAGAATTTTTGAAACTTAATACAAATAATGATAATTTAGAATTTGCTATCAAAAAGTTTGGGATACAGTTATACTTTAAAGATTTTTTAAAATCAGAATTTACTGGCTGTTTACTTAGATTTCCGTATTTAAGAAAAGCAGCAATAGTAATAAATGGACATTTAACAGAAGGTAGATTGAATTTTACTATAGCACATGAATTAGGGCATTTAGTTCATGCTGTGGTGAATACTGAAGGCACTATCAGTGATCCACTATATTTATCTTTTTTCTATGATAAAGGAGAAAAAGAGTGTGATAAATTTGCAAGTGAACTACTTTTACCAGAAGTATATGTAAAACAACAAATTAAAAATTTTGATTTGGATTTTAAGTTAATATCAAATATTGCAAACTATTTTCATACTTCTATTGAAGCTACGATATGTCGTTGCATTGATTTATCACTTGATAGGTATATTTCAGTGGTTTATGAAAATTACCAAATGAAGTATTTTCACTGTAATAATGATTATATTAATGAGTTTATAAATGCGGATTTAAAAGACAAGTTGGATAATGATACCATTGCATATAAAATTGTGAATGATATTAAGGAATATGGAAATAACTATTTTTCATCAAAGAGAGAGGAGGACATTTCTATATGGTTTGATAAATATGTTAGTAGTTTTACAATAAAATCTCAGGTATATGTACAATATGAAGAAAATAAAAGAATTATTGTATTACTGCAATTACCTAATAAAGAGTTGTTTTATTAAGCAGTATACTATATGAATTGAGAAAATTAAAATATCTACATTATAATATTTATATACTTGTGGTATAATATTAGTAATAAGAGGGTGGATTATGAATTTAGTCTGCTTAGTAAAATTGTATAATGGTTAAATAATAGATAGGTCTCGGAAAAGGCTATCTATTATTTTTTTTGGAATTATTTATGTTTACTTTAGTATCAGATGATATTTCATCAGGTCTTAAAGTAATTTTATTTTCAATTTTTATATCCGAATTTTTGTTAGATAATGCTACTATAACCATAGCAGTTATTGAAAACAAACTAAAGAATAACAGTAAGTATCCTTCTGACATAAATTGCATCACCTCTTCTTCATACGCAGACATTATTAACCATAATCCACCCACAAATAAAGAAGAGGTACCTATACAATTTTTCTTATTACATTTTAAATTATAGCATATACTTTGATTACTGGAAACTTGCAAAAAAGGGAAACCCAACTTATGTAGGTGAGTAGCAAAATGATATGTACCTTTTATATTGCGTATATAGCCATTTTAAGAGTAATTTATAATTAGAAATGGAATTATGCCTATAAGCAATTTTATACTAACTATATAAGCTGTGTGAAAGATGTAATATATAAAATTATGCATTATAAGATAAAATTTATAGATTTAAAGCTGTAGTTAAAAAATAAATATATTTTTATAAACCATTGGTAGCGCAGTGATTGAATATATAAAAAATTGTCCCCATATTGTCCCCAAAGTTTTAAATAAGCATAAAAAATAGTACTTTTAAATAGTATATAATAACACTTAAACAATTGAAAATAAAGGAACTTAAAAAACACCAAAATATTATAAAATCTAAAATTCGAATCCAGAGGCCGGGAGTTCGAATCTCCCTGGGTGCACCAGTATCAATGCTTTCACGATGTCGTGAGGCTTTTTTTATTGCCAAATAACACAACCGTAACACAACCACCATAAAAATATATAAACACAAATAAAAAGACGCCCTATGAATTTATAGGGCGAACAAATCATTATCTACATATTTTGTTTTTTCGTAAAATTGCTTTCGTACAAGGTTTCCAGTATCGTCATGTCTTATAGTAATTGTAGTTCTCCATCCTTTTAGAACTCTATCTTTATAATATTTTTGTATGGAGCCTTCAGCATTTGCTTTTTTAGAGGGCAT